TCGGCGACCACGCCGGAGGAGGCTTGCTGCTTGGCGACGAGCGCGTATTCCACGAGAAGCTGGCGCTTCTCGCTGTCGCCGGTCTTGGCCAGCTCGACCTGCTGGAACGGCCGGAGGTAGGCGCAGCCCCAGTACTCCATGTCCAGCACCAGCACCGATCGGTCACGCGAGAAGCGCGAGGGATAGATGCGGTGCTCGCCGAAGTCGCTGACATAGACGTCGGCGCCGGCGATGATGGTGGCCTGCTTCGTGCCGGCGTTCTCGCGATATTGCGTCGCGATGCCGGTGAAGGTGGAGCCCACCGCCTTGTTCTTCGGTCCGACGATGATCGTCGAGGGATCGCCGCCATTGGCCCAGCAGGACTGGATGACGTTCTTCAGCAACGCCTCCGTGTAGGCACGCTGGGTGCCGTCGGTCGCCGCACCGACGATGCCCCCGGAGAACCCGCCGGAAGCCCCGCCGGCGCCGCGGTTGACGTTGCTGGTGAGCCAGGCCTCGACCGAGCCCGTGGTGCGGGCGACGGACGAGCTGCCGGCAGCCGACGCCTGGTTGCCGGTCAGGACGAACTCCATGTCGCGCTTCAGCTCCTTGGACTTCTTCGCGATCTGGTAGCTCAGCTCCGACTTGCGGCCGGCCTTGTCGACCGCCTCCTGGGTGCCGCTGACGACGACGGTCTTGTCCGAGATCTGCGTGTAGTTGCCCACACGCTGAGTCGGGGACGCGCTGTCGAGCGTGGCGTCGTCGCCCTCGACCACGGCGTTCTGCGCCGCGGCCGCCAGCGAGTCGGTCTGCCATTCGTGGAAGGTGTTCCTGGCCTTCAGCCGCTGGGCCATGGACAGGAACGGCGTCTGCGTCGGCGACAGGTTGTAGATGACGTCGCTCAGGTCATCCTTGTTGCCGATCGAGTCATAGGAATCGAACGTGTTGGTCGGTTGTGCCATGGGCACGGTCTCCTTTTGCTAGAGCATGTCTTCGATGAGCCGGGCGGCGTCTTCCGTCCGGCCGGTACGTGTCAGACGGGTCATCAGAGCGGCGCGGCGCTCGGCGGCACCCGTGCGGGGTCCTCGAGCCGTGCCAGGTTTCTGCACCCGCGGCAGCGCGGCCACGGTCTCCTTGACCTTGTCCCTGTTTGCGATCAGGCGGTCGTAGAGCATCGCCTTGCGCGCCAGAATGAAGTCGCGGTGATCGACGAGGCGCGACAGCTCTTCCTGCCGGTAGCCGGTATCGATCAGGTATTTCGTCAGGGCAGCGGTTTCCTGCCGCCCTTTCACCGGGTCCGCCATTTCGGGGTGCCTTGCGACAAGGGCCCGTTTCTGTTCGGCGATGTAGTCCTGGTGTGCCTGGACAGTCCGGAGCTGACGTTCTCGGTGCCGCTGCTCATGTTGCAGCCGCTCTGCTTCCGCCTGTTGCAGCTGATCGGACAGCGAGTCGAACAGCGGCTTTGCCTGAGCGAAGAGTGTCGGATTCTCGGCAGACAGCCGGTTCCAATCGATGCCATTGAAGGCGGCGAGCTGCTGCTTCAGCGCCGGGATCTGGCCATGGAGCCGCTCGGCGTAGCTGTCGCGCTCGAGGGCGGCGGCGGTCTTCTCCTGCTCGAGATCCGCCTTGGCCCGCTCAATCGTTCGGCGCTCGTCGGCCAGGCGCATGGTCTTCTTGGTGTAGTCGGCGCCGCGCTGATAGCCCTTGATCAGCTCGTTGAGCGTGACCTCGGTCTCCTCGCCGCCCACCTTGACCTTGTAGCGCCCCTCCTCCGGATTTCCGTCGTTACGTTCGTCGTCGTCCTCGTCGACACCGGGATCGTGCTCGATCTCCTCGCCTTCGGCGCCGGCTTCATCGTGCTCGTCCTCCGGGTCATCTCCGACGTCTGCCGGTGTCCCCTCGCTATCTCCGTTTGTACCCGGCGATGTTTCACGGCGGATGATCTTCTCGATGGCGCGGGCGGCGCTGGCGAGATCGTGGACTTCGGGTGCAGTTGCCGTCTCCGGCGTCGCTGCGTCGGTCATGGATGACTCCTTGCTTGTTGAATGAGTGGAACTTGCCGCCATGCTCATGTGCTGGCGACTCTCTTTCTACTCGTAATAGTTGTTTTATCGCACGGATATGCTATCTTCACGTGTTAGTCGCGTCCAGAAGGCACCGCCCGCGGAGTATCCCGATGCAGAAGAATTGGTTCGGCAAAAGCGCGGGCGAGGCTCGGTTTCTGTTTCCGCGTTGGATGCGTCGACTGCTTTTCTGTACTGGCCTCTTTGTCCTCTATTCTCAACTGGTTGCCGTCGGGCTGACAGGCGTCCATCGGTATCCGCCGCTGGATCCGACGTGGATGGGCAGTGCCTATCTCGCCCTCCTCGATCCCTGCACTCTGGATTTGCTCCAACCTCCCGCAGGGATGCGGATCGGCGAGAACTGGCAATCCGTCGGATGGGACCTCGAATTCTCGCCATTCCTGTACTTGGCATGGGCCTTCGCGGCACCCGTTATCGGTGCCGCCGCGCTCCTCTTTGCAGGGATTGCCGGAACGGGATGGCGTTCGCGATGTCTGCTTTTCGCCGGCAGCTGCGTGGGAGTTCTTGCGGCCTTTGCCATCAAGCTCCACGAGTGGATTCGGGAAACGATTGACTGGGCTTGGATCACTCCGGAAGGGATGCTCTCGTACATACCCCCTCCGGTCTACGGCCATCTCCAACTCATCGGGAGCTTCCTCCTGCCGATTTCGATGCACATAGGAATCATCGTCTTCGTCATCTCCTCCGGCAGATGGAGTTTTTTCAGATCCTCAATACCCCTGGGTAACGCGCCTGAGCCGATCGCGCCGAGGCAATGGATGCGAGACCGTGATGTCCCGGTAATCGAAGGCGACTCTCGTTTTCTGTTCTCGCGCCGGATTCGGCGGCTGCTGTTTTATGTCGGCCTATTCACTCTTTACTCCCAGCTGGCCAGCGCCGGCCTGACAGGCGTCTACAGATACTCCCCATGGGAGAAGACGTGGATGGATGGTGGCCATTCCCCGATCTTCGGCTATTGCACATTGACAGCTGTCCAACCTCCCGAAGGGATCGGTACAAGCGCCGATTGGCTGGCCGTGGGTCGCGACGTCGGCGGCTCGCCCTTCTGGTATGCCGCATGGGCCGTCGTTCCCCCGCTTCTGGGCTCGGCAACGCTGCTTATGGCAAGCAGGGCCGCAGGAGGTTGGCTGCCACGATGCCTCCTGCTCCTCGGAAGCATCTTGGGAATCGCCGCGGCCATTCTCATCAAGATGTACGAGTGGGGTAACGGGTCGATCGGTTGGGCTTTCATGAGCGGCATCATCACCGACCGGACGCTGCCGCACGTGCCGCATCCCATCTACGGTTACGCGGAGCTCATCGGTAGTCTATTTCTCCCCATCATTGCGTACGCCGCGATCGTTGTTTTTGTCGTCGTTTCCGCCCTGTGGAGACTGGTCCGGTGGTGGATACGGTTACGTGGTGGGCAGCAGCGTTCGAACGGGCGCCCGGCGCAAGCGGGCGACCGAGATCACCACGGCGGCAGATAGGGTTCCCATTTCAAATAGGCCTCGTTGGCGCCGATTGCCCGCAACATCCGTGGATCGTTTGGACCTACCGCATGAGGTCGAAGGCCATAGGGATAGCTGTATCCGTCGGGCAAATAGCCCGCGACCCAGTCCGGCCCGCCCGCGCGGTCGGGATTGGTGTACCAATTGGTCCGTGCGTTCGGCAGTTCCGGGGCGAGCGGCTTGGGACCGCGGCCAACAGGCGGATTCCAGTTGTCGACTCTCGGGTTATTTCCCCACCTCTGCTCCGGCAGCCACATCGGTGCATGGGGTGCGAGCGTTGAGCTGGGATCATATGTCGAGTTCCAAGCCCCGCTGCCGTCCGCTGCGCTGCCGCTGATCACCTTGCGGGCTGCGCTGATCGCATCTCGCCAGTCGCGAGCAAAGCGACCGATCGAGATGCCGATCTCGTTGTTGTTGCGGTCCATCGCTTCTTCGTCTCGAGGCTGGCCCTTCTGCCGGCCTTCGCGCTCATGAACCTCCAGGATTTGTCTGGCCCGCTCCTCGCCGAAGCGTCGGGTCAATTCCGCCGCCCAGAGAACATGACGATAGGCGTCGGCGGGACCCCGCTCTCGGCCGGGCATCTGCGAGCCCACCATTTCCGACTGTGCGGCGTTCGCTCCGACATAGTCTTCATAGTCGTCCTTTCCGAAACCGGACAACAGGTCGCCGATCCGTTCGCCCACTCCATATTCCGGCACAGGTTCCAGCGGCGATCGCGGCGCCCCTGCTTGGCGCTCTTTTCTCCGCCGTCGGACCTCGAGTTGCTCCGACCTCTGCTCATCGATGCCGCTCAAGGCGAGCGAGGCCCTGTGTCGTGACGCTCCGTCACGTTCCACGGGATCTCGCACCTGTGCCTGAGCGAGCGACTCGCGCTGGGCGCGTCTGGATCGATCTCGAGAGTGTGTCTTCGCGCGCTCCTCACGCTCCAGGATTCGATAAATTCGGCGGGCGGCGTGATCGACGGTACCCGGCTGCGGCGGCCGAATCGGATAGAAGGGCATCTGCTGGTCCTTTCGTTGCAGAATGGCGATGCCGACCGGCTTCAGTCGACGATCCTGGCGATCTGTCTGTCGGCCAGCTTTCCGGTCTCCAGTACTTCAGAGAGATGTGAGCGCACGCGTCCAAGCAGCTTGAGCTGCAGCCATATGCGCTCGCGTTCGCCGCTCGCATCGTCGGCCGTTGCGACCCAGGCGTCGCGCAACGCCGCTTCGACCGTCGCGAACGCCTCCTGCAGCAGCGGATCTTCGAGCAGCCGGCGCGCCTGCTCGCCGCGCCGGGATTCCTGTTCGCGCGTCATGCCAGACCCGCCTGCCGCGCCTTCAACGCCAGCGCGTCGCGCTTCATCGCCACATCGGCGGCGAGCCTTGCTTGATCGAGCACCAGATCCGCAGCGGCGCGCTGACGGTCGAAGGCGAGCCGAGCCGCGGCCAGCTGCGCCTGCTGCTGCACCGCCATCATCGCAGGATCGGGCTGCAGTGCCGGCGGAGGAGCAGGCGGCGCCGGCGGGTGCTGTGCCGGATCGGTGAAGTAGGCGTCCGCGCTCTTCAGGCCGGCGTTCTCGACCAGCTTGGCGAGCGTGTTGTAGACGTTCTCGAGCCGCACCAGCGGGCCGTCGACGCCGCCCTGCATGCGGATCGCCTGGACCTGGATCTCCAGCAGGTTGCGCAGATGCATCAGCATCTGGTCCTTGTTGCCGGTGCCGAGTCCGACGGTGATGGACACGTCCATCTGCGTCGTCCACTGGCGCGGATCCATTGGTACCCAGCGATTGCGCAGGCGGATGATGCGCGGCGCGCTCTGATGCCGGCCGACGAGCTCGAGGATCTTGCGGAACAGGTCCTTGATGCCGGTCTCGGCGAAGACGCGGGCGATGAGCTCCACGCGCTGCTGGGCGGCGGTCATGATCTGGTTGATGCCGGTCGCCGTCTTGTTGAGGCTGTCGGCGTCGATCCCCTGCATGTAGCGGGTCACGCCGGTGCGATTCTCGCGGACGCCGTCGAGATATTCCAGAATTGGGAAGGCCTGAGCAGCAACGAGCGGCGTGTCGAGCGGCACGATGTGCCCCTGCCCCGGCAGCGCCCCGTTCTTGAGCCGAACGATGCCGCCCGGCCGCGCCGTCATCATGTCGTCCAGGTTCACCTGCTCGCTGATGACGTG